TATGTTTATCACTAAAATAAATAAATATAATATAATATTCTGGTATGTTTATCTCTAAAATAATTATATTATATTTATTTATAGAATTATTTTAGAGTGTTTATCGCTAAAATAATTATTTTAGAGATAAACATACTAGAATAATTCTAGAAATAAAAACATACCAGAATTATTCTAAAAATAAATATAATATAATTATTTCACTGATAAACATGCCATAATAATTATAGAAATAAATATAATATAATTATTTTAGCGATAAACATGCTATAATAATTCTAGAAATAAATATAATATAATTATTTTAGCGATAAACATATCATAATAATTATAGAAATAAATATAATATAAAAAAAAACATGCCAAAATAATTCTAGAAATAAATATAATATAAAAAAAACATACCAGAATAATTCTAGAAAAAAACATGCCAAAATTATTGTATAAAAAAACTTCCCAAAATTATTCTAGAAAAAAAAAAATGTTTAATACATCCAATAATATCTATAATTATTTACACAATATTATATTGTGTAAATAACATTTACAGTTATCATAAACTAAAATATTTTTTACCCAAATCGATTAGCTAATTATTATTGATATACCATTTAAATTATTTTTTGGAAAATTATATTAATCATATAATTTAAATAAACACCTAATTATGTGATTTTAATTTAGCATGATTTATAATTTTTTACTTGTTTAATTAAAAATTCATTATCATCTGATGATATAATTTTAATTACTTCTTTCATATTAATTTTTTTGAATTTTCGATTTGTACTACCATTAGATAATTCATTTGCTACTATTAATTTTGATTCTTGTCTTTCTAAAATTGCTTTTTCTAATCCTGTGTTGGACGTGAACGAAATTAATACTATTTCACTCGCTAACTGTCCTGGTCGAAATATTCTAGCTTCAGCTTGTGATTCAGTGTCATGATTCCAATACAAATCTGCCAAAATTACCACATTTCCTGTTTGTAGATTTAACCCATTCGCACCTATTTTATATGTTAAACAAAATACTCCTGATGATGCTTGATTAAATCTAGTTAATACCTCTTGTCTTTTCTGTAGATTCATATCTGAATCTATTGTAAACACATTATATTTATCTAAATATAATTTAATAACATCTAAACATGATTTAAAATTAGAATATACCAAAATCTTTTTATCTTTATACATTTCAATCTGTTTAAGTATTTCACAAATTCTTGTTGATTTAATCGATTCTGGATCATTCAACCAATCATCCAAATGTAACTCATTAATTGTATCATTCAATATTTTTGATAATTCTGATTTAGCTTCACAATCCAATACATCAACTATCACATTTGTAATTGGAATTAATGAACATACCATGCTCTGTCGTAAATGCTTTAATAATACTAAACAATACGCACTAAATTTCTTTACTCCATTAGTGTCCCCTCTCCTCTTTAATTCTCCAGTTTTCTTGGTCAAGTCGATTAATATACTCTTCATCATCAAATAAATTTTTGTTTCTTCTTCACTCAATTCATGTTTTATTATTTTCTGATTAACTTTTGGTTGTTTGAATTCTGGATTGTTATATCTTTTCACCATTGTATGATTTAATCCTTGAAATCCTGTGTCTGAAATATACTCTTTCATTTCAGGTAAATTGTTTGGACCATTTAGATGAAGTATCATATAATATCCTAAAATTCTTTCTGATACTGGTTCTGGAAACATCTTCCCTGATAACCCCCACCTATTTTTTGCACATATTGCAATTAATGCTTGACATTTATTCGTCTTAATGTTGTTGTGCTCCGCTATCTCATCCACTATTAATCCACTCCACTCTATCTTATACAAATTATCAATTCCTTCCCCCTCCCTCAATAATGGCTTTGTCGGACATATATAATAGTTTGTCACAATCGCCTCATTTATTATTTTCTTATCAATTAACACCTTACTTAAGTTGTTATTCATATATGCTTTACTTAATGTTTCAGGTGTCGTTAATATTACTATCGTATCTTCTTGTGGTTTCCACTTTGATAAAAGACTCTTCAAATAATCTTTGTGTAAAATTTCATATTTTAATTTACCTCCATAAAACTTGTCTATCTCATTAACCCAATTTGGTATTAATGTTTTACTCACTACTATTAGTATCATTTTTCCATTATTTTGTAGTAATGATACCGTTATACTAACAATTGTTTTTCCTCCACCCAACGGTAGACACAATCCACCTGATTGTTTCATTAAACATTCCCCCACAATGTCTTGCTGCCAACTTGTAATTGGTATTACTGTTTCCATTTATTATCGTAATATAATAAAAAAATTTTCAATGTTTATCTTTAATTTTTCATTTATTAAATTGTATTAAATGTTTAAATTTTATTGTTAATGATGTTTAATTGATCAAGTGTACATTTATTTGACTGGATTAATTTTTCTAATTCTCTCAAAAACCAATAATATCTTTTTCGAATAAATATATTTTCGTGATATTTTTGTATTTTCTTGACTAACAATATTTTTAATTCTTTATTATTTCGATCATTTATTAGATGTTTAATAGTTGTATTTACCCATGATTCCGAAATTAATTTTGGAGATTTCATTTCAATTTCATTAATTACACATATCATGTCAGCATTTAATTTATCATGATATTCCTTACTTAAAAGTTTTTTGGTTAACACATCAACTTTTACGGTATGTCCACCTCCACCTCCTAATTCACCAGTTCCATACAAGAAATGTGTTCCACATATTCCACATTTCACCTGATCACATCCATTATCCTTATCTACTGGTAATTTGCATTTAGGACATTTCTTGTACGATCTAACAGTTGTGATTGATTCAATCATTTCTGGATTACATGTATGTATTGATTCTTTAACTTGTTCACACTTGTTACAAAATTGGGTTTGACATAATTGACATAAAAAATTTTCAGATAAAATTCCAGAACAAAATAAGTTTAAACACATTTTTCCAGTATTGACTAACTTTCGTTCTAATAATTTCTTATTCACTTTATTTAACTTTGCTTTATATATATTAGTAGCTATTATATATATTGATTTTGGAAACTTTTCTTGAAGAAATTTAAGTTTATCTGTAATCATTGTTTTGAGTATCTTGTCATTGGTGATTTCTGTATTCACTCCAATATTATTTTCAGTTATACACTTACAACACAACTCAATATATCGATCAAGAAAGTTTAAACTAATCTGTTTAACCGATGTATACGTGTAAATTCCACAACATCCTTTTCCAAGACACTGTGGTAATTTAATATCTTTTTCAATTATTGAGAGATAATCACCAAAACAACTTTGACATATCCAGAGTGTACATGTTGGATCACAACATGTTAATCCTGTCTGATGTTTGTCTAAACACACAATACATTCCATTTTATTAATATAACTTACCAATTTTTTTTAATATTATCAATTTATTTTGATACTCCAATTATATATTTAATGTCTCCTCAAAAATAAATCGATCATAATTTATAATGAGTTTTTATATTACTACATGTATAAATATAAAATTATAACTAATAATGAAATGGATTTCATATGGTTTCAAAAATATAATACAAAAAAATAGTATCATTAAGTATAATCACTTTTTATAATATCCTTATGTAATACAGATATAATCACCAAAATTGATTTTGGTCATCATAAAATATTAAATTATAAAGTTACATAATTGTATGTTGATTTATACAATTGATCAAAAATATAAAATACGATCATTAAGTTACATATTTCATCAGATGTCAAAAATATAAAATTTTTATAAAAAATAATAAAAAAAAAGAAATCATTAAGTCACATAATTTATGTATTTCATCAAGTATAATGATTTTTATAATATTACACATATCATCAAATGATAAAAAAATGTGAATCAATTAATCGAAAAATATTAAATCATAAAAATACATAATTGTGTGTTGATTTATGTATTTGATCAAATGTCAAAAGTATAAAATTTTTATTAAATCATCAAGTATGATGATTTTTATAATATTACACATATCATCAAATGATAAAAAAAATGTGAATCAATTAATCGAAAAATATTAAATCATAAAAATACATAATTTTGTGTTGATTTATGTATTTGATCAAATGTCAAAAATATAAAATTTTTATTAAATTATCAATTATGATGAAAAAATGTGAATCAATTAATCGAAAAATATTAAATTGTGTGTTGATTTATGTATTTGATCAGATGTCAAAAATATAAAATTTTTATTAAATCATCAAGTCTGATGATTTTTATAATATTACACATATCATCAAATGATAAAAAATGTGAATCAATTAATCGAAAAATATTAAATTGTGTGTTTATTTATGTATTTGATCAAATGTCAAAAGTATAAAAATTTTTTTAAATCATCAAATATAATATTACACATATGAATCAATTAGTCAAAAAATATTAAATCATAAAAATATATAATTGTGTGTTGATTTATGTATTTGATCAGATGTCAAAAATATAAGTAATGATAATTTTATATGATAAAATATATATTCATCAGACAAAAAATTAAGTAAATATGAATTTTGAAAATAGTTTATTGATGATAAATAGGTGGGTAAAAAAATTTACAAAGAATGGAAGGATGGATTAGATAAGATATAATTATTAGTTAGAGGATTTAGGTGAGCATGAAAATATAAATTTCGATGATATTTTTTATAAATATGTGACGATCCATCATCAGGTGATGATATCTGGACACTTTAATTAAGCCAGGAGAAATTACACCAGTTAGGATATAATACAAGACATCACCACCGCCTGATTTTACCATAGGCTGTCCAATTAATACAATATTATCAATAAATAATTATATACCATTATTGACACCTGGATATGTATGAGAATATATATTAATTATTTAAAAAGTATATTTGATAATAATTATATTATAAAAACTTTGGGTAAATGTGGTAATAATAAGTACATATAATTGACTGATGAATCAGGATCAATTGGAATGATAATATTCATGGGAAATTTTAATTTATTTCCGGTTACACTAACATAATGTTCATCGATTAAATCTGTATAATATTGAAAAGATTTATTGATTATATTACCGTGATAATATTCATCGAATTAATAAATTTCAATGACACAACTATTAGGATTATGATAACAATAAGTATTATTAAATAAAATAAGATGCAATAATTTTGGAGAGATCATATATTTATATTTACGGCGGTGAGCGTATGGAATTGGTACTGTGACAGGATTCAGATTAAGTTGATCCCAATCAATAATATAATATCCATGATTCAATAAGTTAGTATATCCGTAATATGTAAAATATAACCAAAATAAATATCTGATTTTTCAATACGTTCGATAATACATTCATTAACTACAATACTTGGAAGAATTAACTCTATCGAAATAATCACAAAATTTATCATAACATTGATCAGACGTATCCATATCATCACAAATACTATTAAATCTAACACCCATAATAATATCCCTGTTAATTTGCTTAACCGAATTATAACCTAATTTATCAATTAGGTTATACAATGCATCTTTCGGTCATCGATTAAAATTAGGATATCCCAAATACCGAAATGCATCATCACATTCTTTTCGACTAGACATATTTTTTTTTCTAAAAATAATTAAATTAAATTATTTGAAATTACGGATCATTTCTAATTTTGTTTCATAATGATATAAACATGGAACCAATAAGATTAATATGTATCAAAATTAAGCTCATATATTATTTCAATAATTTCATGAAAACTATATAATAATTTT